GAGAGAAGAATGGCTGGAAGCGAGAACGAGCTACATCGGAGGATCAGACGCGAGCTCAGTCATAGGAAACAACCCCTACCGCTCAAACGTCGAGCTATGGCTGCAGAAGACAGGAAGAGCGGAGAAAGCGGATATTTCCGAAAAGCCCTACGTCAGATACGGAACGGAAGCAGAAGAGCCGCTGAGGAAGCTGTTCGAGCTTGACTACCCAGAGTTTGAAGTCGGATACGTTGAGAACAACATCTGGTTAAACGATGAATATCCATGGGCACACGCATCACTGGACGGATGGCTGACGGAAAAGGAAACAGGACGGAAGGGGATTCTGGAAATCAAAACGTCGAACATTCTGCAGAGCATCCAGAAGGAAAAATGGAAGGATCAGATACCAGACAACTACTACGCACAGGTTCTTCACTATTTGGCGGTGACGGGTTTCGATTTCGTAATTTTAAAAGCGCAGCTTAAATACGACTACGGAGACGGCAAGATCTTCTTAAACACGATGCACTACCAGATCGAGCGAGACGAATGCGAGGAAGACATCACCTACTTGATGCAGGAAGAGGAGAAGTTCTACCAGTACATCCTGAAGGACAAAGAGCCGCCGCTTGTTTTCGGAATATAAAGAGAGGAGAAACAAATGGAGTTAAGAGTCAACGAGATAACAATCCCCGAAGGGATAGAGTTCAACTATGAGGAACTCAAGAAAGAGCTGACCGAAAAGGTTCAGTTCTACGAAACGCTTGTCTACACAGAAGACCAGCTGAAGGAAGCCAAGGCGGACAGGGCGAGCCTTAACAAGTTAAAGAAGGCGCTGAACGATGAGAGGATAAGACGCGAGAAGGAATACCTGAAACCGTTCGCAGAGTTCAAAGAGAAGATAACAGAGCTGATCGGAATCATAGACAAGCCCATCCAGATGATAGACGAGCAAGTGAAGGACTTCGAAGAGAAGAGGAAGCAGGAAAAGCGCTACGAAATCGGACAGATCTGGCAGGAGACAGAGCATCCAGAGTGGCTCGTTTTAACGAAGATCTTCGATGACCGATGGCTTAACGCGAGTTATTCGATGAAGCAGGTCAAGGAAGACATCGAAGAGATTCTGACAAGGATCAGCGAAGACACCAAGACGATCGAGGAGCTTCCAGAGTATAGCATCGAGGCGGCGGACATTTACAAGAGAACGCTGAGCCTAAGCGTGGCGATTTCAGAAGGAAAAAGGCTGGCGGAGCTATACAAGCAGAAGGAAGAAAAAAAGGCTCAGGAAGCACGAGAGAAGGCTCAGGAGACGGGAGAAGAGCTCGCGAGGGGATACGAAGAAGGACTGAGAGATAAAGCGGACGAAGTCGCAGTCTGGATCAATTTCAAAGCACGGCTCACAGTTCCGCAGGCGGAAGAGCTGAGGGACTTCTTCAACGCAAGACACATCGAGTTTAAACCACTATAAGAAGGGAGATGAAACAAAAATGGCAGTAAACAACAGTTTAACAAAATCAAAAGGACAGCAGCGGTTCGGAATAACCGCATACCTTACGCAGGAGGCTGTCAAGAATCAGATCAACGAGGTCATAGGAGGGAAGGACGGCCAGAGATTCATATCTGCGATCGTTTCCGCAGTAAACAACAACCCACAGCTGCAGGAATGCACTAATCAGTCGATTCTGAGCGGAGCGCTTCTGGGCGAGTCACTAAAGCTATCGCCATCGCCACAGCTTGGTCAGTATTACCTCGTACCGTACGACGACAAGAAGGCGGACGTCAAGCAAGCACAATTTCAGATGGGCTACAAGGGATACATTCAGCTCGCAATCAGATCAGGACAATACAAGAAGTTGAACGTTCTGGCAATCAAAGAAGGCGAGCTCGTAAGATTCGACCCGTTAAACGAGGAGATAGAAGTCAATCTGATAGAAGACGAGGAAGCAAGAGAAAACGCCCCGACAATCGGATATTACGCGATGTTTGAGTACGTGAACGGATTCCGAAAAGCAATCTACTGGAGCAAAAAGAAGATGGAAGCACACGCCCTGAAGTTCTCAGCGGGATACAGAGCAAAGAAGGGATTCACATTCTGGGAGAAGGACTTCGACGCGATGGCTTACAAGACGATGCTTAGACAGTTAATCAGCAAGTGGGGAATCATGAGCATCGAGATGGCATCGGCAATCGATGCGGACATGGCGGTCATAAACGAGGATAAAACGAAGACATACGTCGATAACGAGGAAGTTCTCGAAGTTCCTTCCGAGAGAGTAGAGAAAAAGGAAGAACCGAAGGAAGAACCGAAGAAGGAAGCAAGGAAAACAGGGAAAACAGAACAGACGGATGCAGCCGCTGCGCTGTTCGGATAGGAGGAACACATGAGCGACAATCGAAGGATTTCAGAAGAATATCAGCAGATCGCAGACGAGCTGATCAACACGAGGCCAGAGTTCGAACACATCAAGGAATCGGACGCGACGATCATCTGTCTGGCATCCGACTGCGAGAAAAAGAACGGAAAAGACCGCGTCGTTTTCGGTCAGTGCGAAAAAGTGGCTGATAAATACAAGTGGGGCATCCCTTGCGATTTCACGATAACAATATTTGAACCAAACGTCGCAGGATGGGATGACGAACGCATAAAGATTCTGATCATGCACGAGTTGCATCATGTCGGGATCGATGAAGGGAGATTCTATATTGTGAAGCATGACCTCGAGGATTTCAAGGCAATCGTTGAAGAGTTCGGGGCGAGCTGGAGCGATGCAGAATAAATTGATAACCAAAACATCACAGGCAAACCAAAAAGCCCCTTCTTGATGGACGAGAAGGGGCAGAAAGGAGCATCAAATGGCTTGGAGGTATAATCCGAGGCTTGCGAACCAAAAGAGCAAATACGGGGCAAATAAGACGGTCATCGACGGAATAGAGTTCGACTCCAAGAAAGAAGCGAAGCGCTGGACGGAGCTGAAGCTGCTCGAGAGAGCGGGAGTCATCCGAGACTTAGACAGACAGGTCAAATTTGTTCTTATCCCAGCACAGAGAGAAGCAGACACCATCGGAGCAAGGGGCGCGATCAAGAAGGGGAAAATCATCGAACGAGAATGCGCCTACGTTGCAGATTTCGTTTATACAGATGCAGAAACAGGGGAAACAGTCGTCGAAGACACGAAGGGATTCAAGACAAAGGACTACATCATCAAGCGAAAGCTGATGCTCTGGGTTCACAAGATCAAAATCATGGAGGTTTAAGCATATGGAGAAAATGAAGACAGTCGAAGAGATCACGAGATACATACTCGAGGAAGTGGAAGAAGCCAGAGAGAGCGACGCGGTTCTTTATTACTACGTTTGCAGAGAGTACGACGAGGACGCGCTGAGGATAGAATTCGGGGACATTCTTCTCGGGATGCAGTTCGTAAGATTTCCGAAGTATGAATCAGTCAGCAGATGCAGAAGGAAGCTGCAGGCAAAGCACCCAGAGCTTAGAGCATCGAAAGAATGCCAGCGCAGAAGATACGAGACGATGACGAAGTACGAAGCATATGCGAGGAGTGAGGTCAGATGAGCGGAAACGGCTGGGTTTGTGTTCACAGAAGCCTGCTGGAGCATTACCTCTGGGAGGACAAACCATTCTCGAAGGGGCAGGCATGGATTGATCTGGTTCTTCTTGCAAACCACGAAGACAAGAAAATGCTGTTTGACGGGCAGGTGATAACGATCAAAAGAGGACAGCATCTGACCAGCATCAGGAAGCTCGCTGAGAGATGGGGCTGGGGACGGCATAAAATCAGTATTTTTCTCAAACTTCTGGAAAATGACAAAATGGCGAACATAAAGCGGGACACCCACTGCACCCTCATAACCCTAGTAAATTACAGCGTTTACCAAGATTTAGAAAATGAGAAGGGGACACGCACGGGACACGGTGGGGACACGGTGGGGACACGGTGGGACACAAACAACAATGATAACAATGATAACAATAGAGATATATATAATGCGCATTTCGAAGAGTTCTGGAAAATTTACGTAAAAAAGAGAGATAAAGCACAGGCTTATAAACAATATCAAGCCCGTCTAAAAAATGGTTATTCGGAAGAGGAGCTTCTCACGGCTTGCAAGAATTACATGGCAGAGTGTAAGAAGCAGAACACCGAGACGAGATACATCAAGGACGCGAAGACGTTCCTAGGAGTGAACACGCCCTTCGTTGATTATTTACCGAAGAAGCAGCAGGGGAAGTCTGACAGGGAATACGAGGACGGGCTGATGCTTTTCGATTTGGAGTACGGAAACGAAGCGCCGCCGTTTTATGGACTGCCTGAGGAATGGTTCGAGAATGGGGAACTGATCGAGAACAGAGTCACAGCAATCAGACAGATACCAAGGCCAGACCGCGGATGCTATGAGTCAGACTTCAGAGACAAGAGCAAAGAGCGAATAATGGAGATTTACAAGATCAGGAAGGAGTTCTATGAGAGACAAACTGACAGCAGATGACATCCTCACCGCAACAAAAGCGATGGAAGAGAAGAAGGCAAACTGGGAAGCAGAACACCCAGACGAGAAGATGCCAGTCTGCCCGAGATGTGGAAACACAGGACTGAGGCCTAGATGGTACGACGAAAGAGGAAACGAGCTGGATGTGTGGCAGGTCGGCGCTTATGAGTATTTATACCCGTGTGGATGCATAACGCTTGATAAAAGAATAACGCTCAGGAATAACAGGAAGTTCTCAAGCGTTCCGACGATTTACAAAAATGCAGAGTTTTCGAATTTCGACACGCAGATATACACGGGAATCGAATCGAAGCAGATCGCGACATCAGCGCTGAAGGACGCCGTGAGGTTCGTCGAGAAGTTCAAGGAATACGACAGGCTGGGACTAGGGCTTTACATTTACTCAGAACAGAGAGGCTGCGGGAAGACAAGACTGGCATCGACAATATCAAACGAACTGACAAAGAGGGGCATCAGGGTAAAGTTTGAATCAGCGAACCGAATCCTGTCGGAGATTCAGAAGTCATGGAATGACAGAAGCGAATCAGAGTCGACCATCATCGACAAATACATAACGCCGAGGGTTCTGATCATAGACGACTTCGGAGCGAGATCGGGAAAAGACTGGATGGACGAAAAGTTCTTGATGATCATCGATGCGAGGTATTCGGACGGGAAGGTGACAATCTTCACGAGCAACTACAGGATAGACCGCCTGCCGTTTAACGACTCAAGAATCACAGACAGACTATCGGACGTCGAGCGGATGCATCCCGTCAGGATGCCGAAGGAATCAGTCAGACTGAAGAACAGAACACAAGGGGACGGTGATCTGTTCTACAAGGTTTAAGAGAGAGGAGGAGCGGATGAAGGAAGAAGACAAGGTCGTTCTTTTATTTCTCGGATGGGGAATCATGATGTTCGTAGTTGTGGCGATGTATTGCAGCATAACATACAAGCTGGAACAGATATCAAGAAGAGTCGACCAGATGGGCGAAAAGTTAAAAATCGAGATGAAGCAGCCGAAGCAGGCAACAGAGACAGATGCAGCAGAGACAGATGCGACACCAGCAGAACCCGAAAAGGTGTCAATGGAGATCAGGGAAGAATTCAGAGAGCCGAAAAAGATCGCGACGCCATCGGATGCAATCAAAGCTGAAAAGCTGAGAGAAGAGGTCAGAGAGAAGGAAAAACAGGAAGCAGCAAAGCAGCCAGTCGGGACATATGAGCTGACGGCTTACATCGCAACAGGAAGCCCCTGCGCAGATGGAGCGATGCCATCGGTCGGATACACAGTCGCATCGAACGACCCGAGGCTCTGGCATAAGACAATCGAAATCGAAGGCTATGGGAGATATTACGTTCACGACACAGGCGGGATGGCATCAAACGTTCTCGACGTTTTCGTCGGATCATACGCAGAAGCGATCCAGTTCGGAAGAAGAACCGCCAAAGTTTACATAGTCGAATAGGAGGCGCGAATGGAAGTAATAATCAGATACATCGGGAAAATTGAAGAGCAGAAGTTCGAGGATGCGAAAAACGTCGAAGTCGACAACGAAACGATAAACATTCTGACAAATAACGGGATGGTGAATCACCAGATAAGCAAGAAATACGTCGAGGAGATTCTGATCAAGAGACCAGAAGAGCCAGACTTTTACTACAGAGAGAGGGTCGAACATGTACGATTTATGGGTCGAGGAAGTAAAAACTAAAAAGGCGTGGAGGGTAACGAACGAAGAGGCAACAAGGCTGATCACAGAGGGTGATCCGTTTGATTATAAATTTTATCCTTGTTGCCCGAAGGACGCGCCGAAGATGGAGACAGAAAACGAGAACTTCGAGCAGATGTGTATCGAAGAATTTCTGCAGGAGGTAAAAGATGGACGGACAAATGACGCTTGAAATGTTTGAAAGAAAAGAAACAAAAATCGACTTCGAGTGTTTCAGTTCCAGAAAAGGCAAGCACGCGAACTCGATCATCGTAGGGCGCTGCCCACACGACGGCGAAGAGAAATGGCGAAAGAAGTCATGCGAAGAATGCAATGCTTTTATTGAATTCTACGACGCAGCGAGAATATTCCGAGAGCTGGGCTACAAATGGAATCAGTCGGTCGAGCTTGCTCACGTGATCCATGGAATAGAATCCGCCTACGGATACACGCTCGACGGAGTAGACATCGAAGAAGCAAAGAGAAGATACGAGGAGGCAAAGAATGAAGGGAGCGATTGAATACCTGAGAGAGGTCAGGAAGATATGCAGGAGCAACAAGGGCGATTGTAAAATGTGTCCGCTTGGATGCGAGCGATTCGTTGATGATTGCTTATGCCCGAGGCTGAGCGTTCCGTCAACGTGGACGAACGACAAGATCGTCAACATGATCAGAATTCGAGGTGATGCGAAATGAGAATTTTATTTGATGACTTGGCTGATCTTTTTCAGGAGCTGAACAAACATCAGACGCAGGCAGAAATCGCGCACAGGTTTGGAAGGCAGAGGAAGTTCATCCAGATGATGCAAGCAGGCTGCGGGTTCAGATGCGACAGCGCATTTCTTGCGGGGCTAAAAAGTTACGGATACGACCTGAAGCTGGTCAAGAAGGACGAAAAAAATCCAGAAAAACATATCTTCGAACGATGGAAGAAGCAAGTCGAGCTTATTGAAATAATACAAAACAACACAAGGAGAAAGGAACAGAGCGGGATGACACCTAGAGAAGCGATAAACACATTAAACAGCCTAAAGCAATACTACAACGATAAAAACGAGGATAGTTATGTGGGTTTTGATAACGAGGATAATGAAGCGATTGATATGGCAATAATAGCGCTTAAGATGTGCAACGTAGAAGAGGAGTGAGAGCGAATGACGAATGAAGAGTTAACAATGTCAAATGAAGAAGCTAAAGAAATCATAATCCAAGAGCGAGATAGCTTAAAGGCAAATCCGATAGTAAATGTAGAGGATTGCTTGTACGAAGCGTTTGATGTTGCTATCAAGGCATTGGAGCAGACAGATAAAATTGAGGATAATAATTTCAGTACGGAACAATATAAAGCAGATTTACAAGGTTCTTATGATTGCGGTTATAACTGCGGATATGTGGACGCTATGAATGATATAGCAGAAAGTGAGGATAAGGAATGACGATACTTGAAAAAATAAAGTTTGAGGAAGATTGGCTGTCGGAAGTCAATTTAACTAAAGAAAACGTAAAGATTGCGTTTTATGGGATTAGGGCAACAGCACTTGAACAACAGCAACAGCCTTGTGAGGATTGTATAAGCAGAGCAGAGGTATTAATGCATAGCCATATTGAATATGATGATGACGGAGTGGGGCACAGGGTTATATATGCTGAGGATATAGAAGAGTTGCCACCCGTTCAGCCACAGCGACCTAAAGGGAAGTGGATAGAGGTAGAGCTTCCACCTTATGGCGGTTTCTGCAAATGTCCATCCTGCGGAAGCGAATGGGACTTCTGCGACAATAATACAGAGCTATTTGAATACTGCCCACGGTGTGGCATGGATTTGAGGGAGGATAAGGAATGACGATACAAGAAGCAATAAACCACGGAAAAGAGCAACTCGAAATATTCGGCGGAGAACATAAGGAGTTTATAGAGCTGGCAATCAAAGCAATCGAAAAGGTCGAAACATACGAGAAGATGATGGATGAGCTGCTCGAACCGAAATACGGAGACTACATTCAGCACAAGTTCACGCACGAGTATGGCGATGTAGTGACAGTCGAAGATCTGAGATACACGTTCGAAGAAGCGAGAAGAGCAGACGAATGATCAAAAACAACAGGTAAAAAGAAGATGAGCAAAAATCGAAACATTTACATGATTGTAACCGAAGACAAATACGAACTGCCGCTGTTCGTGGGGACGGTTGAGGAAGTGGCGGAAAAGGCAGGATGCAGCGTCAACACCATATACGCCTGCATCAGCCACTACGAACACGGCAGGAACAAAAGCACGAGATACAGAAGAGTGATTCTGGAAGGAGAGGACGAATGACAAAACAAAAGATAAAATGCGAGTTATACAACGACAGCATGCAGGGCTGGAAATGTTACCCGATACAAAAAGCCCAGCTTATCATCGCGGATATACCGTACAACGTAGGCAATAACTTCTACGGTTCAAATCCTATGTGGTACGTAGGGGGGGACAATAAAAACGGAGAATCGAAGCTGGCAGGGAAAAGCGCCTTCGCGAGTGATTATAATTTTAACGTTTATGAATATTTTCATTTTTGCTCGAGGCTTATGAGAAAAGACGACTCAAAACCGCAGGGAAGAGGACGAAGTTCTAACAGCCCGTGCATGATTGTTTTCTGTTCGTTTGAACAGCAGCATGATCTGATTCTTGCGGCAAAAAAACAGGGGTTCAAGAATTACATCCCGCTTTATTTTATAAAAAATTATAGTCCGCAGGTGTTAAAGGCAAACATGAGAGTCGTCGGAGCAACAGAACACGCGCTGCTTTTTTACAGAGACAAGCTGCCGAAGTTCAGAAACGGCGTTCAAGTCGACGAGAACGGGAAGAACATCAGAGGAACAGGGCGCATGGTTTTTGACTGGTTCGAGTGGGAAAAGGACGGGAAGGACATCCCAAAGATTCACCCATCACAGAAGCCAGTCAAGCTATTAAAGAAACTGATCGAAACATTCACAGACCCGTATGATGTCGTAATTGATCCTTGTTTCGGAAGCGGTTCGACAGGAAGAGCCTGCCTCGAGACAAAAAGAAACTTCTACGGTTTCGAAATAAACAAAGAATTTTATCGCAGGGCAAAAGAAGAGATGTGCGTTCTGCCCGTAGACAATCAGCTTTCGATTTTTGATATAGAGGAGGGATGAAAAAATGGATAATATTTATAAACAGTTCGGGGAAATATCAAAGTATTTCGAGAACTTAAGCAAAGCATTGATATATAAAAAATTGGTTAAGATTCTTCAGGAGACCAAAGAAGAATCAGATAATGCGATAACGTATGATATTCTTATTGATGCGTTTAACGATGCTATCAAGTACAGGACAAAGCGCGAGCTTGAAAGAACAGAAGAGTACTGGACACCGACAAGTAAAGAGATGCCGCCAGAAGGGACTTATATCATCACGGGAAAATACGGGAAGAACAGATACATCGACATCGCAGACTACAACGACGGCTGGAACAGTTACTCGGATGAATACAAGCTACACCCAAAAGCGCACGAGGTCATCGCGTGGATGGAGCTGCCAGAAGTATACAAGGGAGATGATAAGACATGAGAGTGAATACAGTTTACACGCGAGGAAAAGACAACACCATCACGGGCGGAAATATCACGATCGCGCAATCATTCAGCTCATTCAACCCAGAAGAACTGAACGCGATGGAAGAGATTCTGAAGAATCAGATCGGCTCGGGGATTTCCTGCGAGTTCGACTTATATGACGAGATGCTGAGGGGAAGGGAAGAGAAAACGGAGCGGGAGAAACCCTTCTGGATCAAGATCAGGCCGAATCAGAAGCAGGGGCGATACTTTATGTGTTCAGGTTGCAAGAGGTGGAGCTATTGCATCAGCCTAGACGAGAACAAGGAAAATCACTGCGATTATAAATTCTGCCCACATTGTGGCAGAGAGATGGAAGGGGAACGATAAAATGGCCAGTTTATATATCGATTTAAAAATCATCATAGAGGAATCAAGGGGAATCGCGCGAGCTTTTAACGAGTTAGCTGACAGATTAGAGCAGGTCGGAAACAATGCAGGAACTGACGCGGGCTCAGAATACTACACACGCGGATATACTGACGCCATGAAGGATATAGGGAGGGAACAGGAATGATCACAGAGGACAAGATCAGGGCAGCAGAGAGCTGGTTCAGAGAGAACGACGAACTCGCGATTGATTCAGACAGCGAAGGGCTGCAGCGCCTGAGGGATATATGGCAGGCGATGAGGGAAGGATGGACTCTGAAGAAGGACGGGAAGGAAGATGCAAAAGACAATAAGAGCTGGACGGCTTGAGATGGTTTATGACCTAAACGGAGAAATAGAGTTCTGGGGAATTCCAGAAGAAGCGGAGGAGGCGAAGGATGACAGACGCGGAAGTGAAGGCTTATATCGATCTGGCGGTTCAGAGGTCGATCAGGGAATACAAGAAAAGCGGGATGCTGAGACAATCGGTTGATGTGGTTTATAACGACATATCGGCGATTTTGTTCGATTATTACGAGCAGGGCAAGAAGGACACGAAAATCACATATGCGATCCTTGGGAAGAGATTCGATCCATATTTCAGCATCATATCGGACTATTACGAAGAAGGGCTCACGATGGAAGCAATCGCAGAACGGCTCGGGGTTGACGTTTCGACAGTCGTCAGGAACAAGAAGAGGCTCTGCCTCGAGTTATACAATGAGATCATATAACGTAAAAGAGCACCAGCAAAGGGGGATGCGGTGCTCTTTCGTTCTCTAAAAGAAAGGAGTTTACATATGACAAAAAACAAATCGAGATAAATGCCTGTCACAAGTTCAATATAACAAAACCGAAAAGCCGAGTAAATAACGATATTTCGAAACAAAATCAAGAAGAGCATCCGAGAGGGTGCTTTTATTTTTCGAAAACGTGACAGAACATCTCGAAAATTACAACGCCTGACAAGGCTGTGAGGGCGAATTTTGCACTTTTATGGCGTTAGGGTACAGTTGGAAGGGTAAAACAAAAACGGGGCTAAAATCGCGTTAAAAATGCCTCAAACGACATATGCGCATATATGCACCATTGTGAACGGCTTTATTTTTTCGTATATTCGAAACTAGAAGACATGAGAAGAGGAGGCTCTGGGATGAATAGGAAATGGCTGAAGGCCGCAGGAATAAGAGCACTTAAAACATTCTGTCAAGTGGCTGTTTCGATGATCACGGTCGGACAGGCAGTCATGGAAGTTAATTGGCTGAACGTTTTGTCAGTTTCCACGGTTGCAGGAATAGTTTCAATCTTAACATCGCTTGCAGGACTTCCAGAAGTCGAAGACGACGAGGAGGCAGAGGGATGAGCTATATCATTTCGATTGTTTTATCGGTCGTTTCGGGAGTCCTTCTGAGCATCGTCAAAAATTTGATGGACGAGAACAAAAAGCTGAGGAAGGAACGAGAAGACAAGAACGCAGCCATGAAGGACGGCGTCATGACACTTCTCAAAATTCAACTCATCGAGTATCACGAAAAATACATGAGTTCAGGAGACATCCCGTCGTACGTTTACGAAAATTTCGATGAAATGTACACAGTCTACGAAACGCTCGGAGGAAATGGCATGGTCAAGCACATGAAGGAATCAATCGACAAGCTCCGAGTGTCGACAGGAATTCTCAAGAGAGGATAAATGAAGGGAATGAAAATAACAGAGTTTAAGACGGACGAGCTGATTCCGTACATCAACAACCCACGTAACAACGACGAAGCGGTCGACTACGTGGCATCGAGCATCCGAGAGTTTGGGTTCAAAGTTCCGATCATCATCGACAAGAAAAAGACCATCGTCGCAGGACATACAAGGCTGAGAGCGGCGAAGAAGCTGGGACTTGAAACCGTTCCCTGTGTTATAGCCGACGACCTCACAGAACAGCAGATAAAAGCGTTCCGACTGGCAGACAACAAGGTCAGCGAGTTCGCATCGTGGGACATGGAAAAGCTCGAGGCAGAGCTGGGAATGTTCGACGAGATAGACATGAACGAGTTCGGCTTTGATATGACAGAATTCGAGGATGACATCGAGGTCGAAGAAGATGACGAGTTCGAGCTGGATGAAGAATCAGAACCGTTTGTGAAACGAGGACAGATCTGGCAGCTTGGAGAACATCGCATGATGTGCGGCGACAGTACAAAGAGAGAAGACGTCGAGAAGCTCATGGACGGAGCGGAGATGGATCTGTGCGTTACTGATCCACCATATAACATTGGATACGAAGGAACAGCAGGAAAAATAATAAATGATTCATGGCAGGAAGACGAAGGGTTCATCACTTTTCTGACGTCAGCATTTGACAACATGAAAGAGTTTCTGAAAGTCGGGGGGGGTATTTTACATCTGGTACGCGATCACCGAAAGTAAAAACTTCTTAGAAGCAGCAGCCAGAAGTAATCTAGAGATTCGTCAATGGCTTGTATGGGCAAAGAGCACGTTCACACTAGGACGTCAGGACTATCAATGGCGACACGAACCATGTCTCTACGGATGGAAGGAAGGCGCGGCTCATTATTTCATCAATGACAGAACACAAGACACGATTCTCGACGATACGCCGAACTTTGAAAAGATGAAAAAAGAAGAGCTGGTCGAGTACATCCAGAAGATATACGAATACACGACAATCATCTATGAAGATAAACCGACAAAGAGCGAACTACATCCGACGATGAAACCGATCTCACTCTTCGCAAGGTTGATAAAAAATAGCAGTAAAAGAGCAGAAAAAGTAATGGACTTATTCGGAGGCTCAGGAACGACGATCATCGCGTGCGAACAGCTCGGAAGACAAGCATTCGTAATGGAATACGACGAACGATACGCGAGCAACATCATCAGAAGATGGGAAGAATTCACAGGAAAAAAGGCTGAGATTTTGAGCAAATAAAAGTCATAAAACACATAACTTAAAAAAGGCGGAAACGTATGGGAAGAAAAGGGAAATACGAAACACACGTCGAGCCCAGACTTCATGAGGTGAGCAAATGGATCTGCACGATGACCGAAGGACAGATCGCAAGCAAGCTGGGAATCAATCAAAGCACGTTCCAGAGATACAAGAACAAGCACCCAGAACTGGCCGAGGCTTTAGTCGAAGGCATAGGAAATCTGAAAGTCGAGCTCAAAGAAACACTCAAGAAGAAGGCACAGGGCTACACATACAAGGAAGTGAAGACGACGAAGAAGATCGAGGGCGGAAAAGTCATCGCAGTTACGCAGGAGACCTACGAACGATACGCACAGCCAGACACGGGAGCAATTCATCTGCTCCTGAAAAACATCGATGAGGACTGGCGGAACGACGACAAGACCAGCGTCGACCTGAAGAAGAGACAGCTCGATCTGACAGAGAAGAGAGTCGAGCAGGGCGAATGGTAGAGGAGAAGGAAGATGACAGCAGAAAAGATCATCAGCAAGGCTAGAGAATACATCGGAGTCAAGGAAGTACCAGCAGGAAGCAACAAGGTAATATTCAACACGGTTTATTATAACCGAGTTGTCAGCGGTTCGGCTTATCCTTGGTGCTGCGTTTTCGTTTGGTATGTGTTCAAGGAATGCGAAGCGTCGGATTTATTCTACGACGGACAGAAGACGGCCTACTGCCCGACGGTTGCAGGATGGGCAAAGAAGAACAATCTCACGATTTCAAAGACAGAAGGAAGAAAAGGCGACATCGTGCTGTTTGACTGGAATAAGGACGGAGTCGCTGATCATATAGGACTGATAGAATACCAGAACAACGATGGGACATACATCACCATCGAGGGCAACACATCAGTCACAAGCAACAACAACGGCGGGGAAGTGATGAGAAGACAGAGGAGCACGTCAAACATTTACATGATAGTGCGCCCGAAGTATAACGAGGAGTTCTCGGATACAATCTACGACAGTTTAACCGCAGGAAAAGACACGCTGACTCTTGCGAAGGAAGTCATCGCAGGGAAATGGGGCAGCGGAGACGAAAGAAAAACGAGACTGAAGAATGCGGGCTACAGTTACGAAGAGGTGCAAGCGAAAGTCAACGAAATCATGAAGGCTTCGAACTCTGCCAGCGTAACGCCTGCATCATCAGTCGCGGTCGTTAAATACATGACAGTCACGGCAAAGAGCGGACTCAATCTGAGAAAAGAGCCAACAAAGAACAGCAAGATCATCGGAGCGTTTAAGAACGGCGCACGAGTAAAGATTGTGGACAAGAGCGACACGGACTGGTACAAGGTCAGCGGAACAATAAACGGGAAGGCGGTCATCGGATACTGCTCGAGCAAATATCTGAAGGGTTAACAATGTACGAGCTATCAACATTTTATCAATCAAAAGAATGGCGAAGACTTCTCGAACAGATAAAGCTCGAGAGAGTGAATGAGAACGGCGATATCATCTGTCAGTATTGCGAGAAGCCGATCACGAGAGCATACGACATAATAGGTCACCACAAGATACATTTAACAGAGGAAAACGTGAACGATTTCAGCATCAGCCTGAATCCAGAGAACGTGGAGCTGGTGCATCACAGATGCCACAACTACATTCACAACAAGCTGGGTTATTCAAGACGCGAAGTCTTCCTCGTTTACGGAGCACCGCTCTCAGGGAAGACGAGCTGGGTCAATGAGAGCAAGAACGAAGGCGATCTTATCATAGACATCGACGACATCTGGCAGGCCGTGAGCGGTTGCGATCGTTACGTAAAACCGAACAGACTACGCGCTGTGGTTTTCAGAGTAAGAGACACACTAATGGATGCAGTCAGATACAGGCTCGGCAAGTGGCAGAACGCATACATCGTCGGAGGATATCCACTTAGTTCAGAACGCGAGAGGCTCATCAAAGAGCTGGGAGCGCGGGAGATATTTATCAGGGCAACAAAGGAAGAATGTCTGGCAAGGCTTGAAACAGACGAGGCCAGAAGCAAGATAGAAGGATACGCGGAGTTTATAACGACTTGGTTTGACCGATACATACCCGCCCCATCGCTAGTGAGTGAACCGCGGGGGGATG